AGCCAAGGCTTTGGGTCCTCTTCAGTCTGAAATACATGTATTCCCACCTGGTCATATCTTTGACTCCTACATTAATGACTTTGTGTGTTATCATACGGGGTACTGGAATGTTATTAAACACGTCAATAACCATATGACCGATGAAATTCGTGAATCTTTTGAAAAGGCGGTGAATATTCGCCTAGACAATACTGATAGAGAAATTGGTTTCCTATTGTCCGGTGGTCTAGACAGTAGTCTTATCGCTTCTATCGCTTCCCGTAGACTTGGTAAGATTAAGACATTCTCTATTGGTCTAGAAGGAAGTCCCGATTTACAGGCTGCTCGTAAAGTTGCTAAGTACCTGGATACAGAACATACAGAGGTTACTTTTACACCACAAGAAGGTATCGCTCATCTCACTGATGTGATTTATTCACTTGAGTCATACGACACTACTACAGTTCGGGCAAGTACACCCATGTGGCTGTTGTGCAGGTACATTAAACAGAAGACGAACTGTCGCTACATCTTTTCTGGTGAGGGAAGTGATGAACTTCTAGGTGGATATCTCTATTTCCATAACGCTCCAAATGTTGATGAGTTTTCGTGTGAGAATATGAGACGCCTTCGTCTTATTCATCAGTTTGATGGACTTCGCGCCGATAGATGTGCGGGTGCACACGGCCTAGATCTTATAGTGCCATTTCTCGATAAGAATTTCATTGATTTGTGTATGACAATGAATCAAAATGATAAGGTTGGTCCAATCGAGAAAAGCATACTTCGCGAGGCATTTGAGGGGTATCTTCCACATGATATTCTATGGAGACAAAAAGATGGGATGAGTGATGCTGTGGGTACAAACTGGGTGGATGAGGTGAAAAAGTACGCAGAAGAAAACGTGGATGATGTTTTATTCAAGGAGACTAAGGTGAAGGCGCATGGTCACAATCCATCAATTACAAAAGAAGAGGCTTTGTACAGAAATATCTTTTGGAAGTTGTATGGGAAACAAAGTGATCACCTCATATCCGAGATCTGGAGACCTAGGTGGACAACTATAACTGATCCAAGTGCGCGTCTACTTATAGAAAAGAATCGTACTTAATGTATATGACTGATTTCGTAAGGAATTTCAACAGTAAAAGTGAGGCTGACGTGATGTGGCTTAAGGAGATTGGTCAGGCGACTGTTAAAACTATGGATGGCACAAAGGTGGATATTGTTAGTATCATCAACAAAAATCCAATCAAGGGTAACCCCAAAATGGATAAACCTCTTGATTGGGCGTATGTACATTTTCAGCTATGCATGAAATATGCCAATGCTGTTCTAAACGAGGATGCGTTCGTCCCGGGTTCCAAATGAGAGGTATTCCTCTAATGAAAAATCTTGTGGTTCCGAATTCTCGTCCATGCGTATGAGTAATATTTTACCCCGCACTTCTTCACCATGAAATGGGTACGGTAAAATGTTGTCATTTTCAATCATACCTTGTTCGGCTTTCATAATAACCACATCTATTTCAGGCCATTGACCAATAAATGTAGCCCTACCTCCAAGTAGTTTGAAAATTTCATTCTTGGAGGGTTCTATATCCAGTTCAATTTCTTCATATCTGTCTTTTATCTCATGAATGAGAACAGCCTTAGTCATCTTAATTTCATCATATAAAAAAATATTTACAAAAGATATACCAAGATGCATCGTAAGACTATGTTTTTTATAGCCGTCGCAATAGTGATGTTTGTTTGCGCTATGGGATCCATTGATATCAAATTCGGTGGTCCTCTGTTCAGTACGAACGGTAAGGATGCGAGATTTGTCTTTTCTGAGAAGTATCGCCCACCCAATGCTGATTACAAATATGGCTTCGTAGACACCAACCCCGCGCGCCGCGTTGGTGCGTTCTTTGATAACTGCTCACCTGAAAATATGGAGGACTGTAAGCGAAATGATCCTTACAAAGAGCTCCCCAAACCCTAAGTAAACACAATTTCACTGAGAAGTTAAGATTTCTCACTAAAATTGTCTTAAAAGATAAACGAGCCTAGTAGGTAAGTATGAATAACGTCACACGTGAATTTGTTATCAAACGCCTGTCCGAACTTTTGGAGTTACCTGAGGATGATGTCATCTGTGTGAATATGGAAAAGAGTATATTGAATCACTCTATAAGTCGTTGTGAAGATGCTGCTTGGGAAAACCACAAATTTACAAACATCTACAAACACAAATTCTTACAGATTCAGTATAATCTCAGAAAGTCTCCTGAATTAAAGATGAGTATTTTGAATAAAAATGTTAAAACGAAGGAAGTTATTGAAATGGATCCCGAGAAGTTATGGTTTGATGGACCACGTGCTAAACAGGTTGAAATGAAAATCCATAATGATATTAGAAAACAGGCTTTGGCACAAGAGGCTAAAAATCAAGATGGTTTGTTCAAGTGTGGTAGATGTAAAAGTATGAAGACGACATACTATGAGATGCAGACAAGATCCGCGGATGAACCCATGACCGTGTTCGTGAGCTGCCTCAACTGTGGGAAAAATTGGAAGTGTTGAGTTTATGTTCAGAGTCTGTAAGATCCGTTTCCAAATCACCCACTGATAACACAAAGTTATACGGGAGTTGTTTTTTCATCAATGTTTTGGTACTGGGACTCGTAAATCCCAAATAGTCACTAGGAATGTTATACTTACCAAGTTGATTTATCGTCCAATTGATTACATGCTGTATACTAGGTCTAGCTGTAATAATCACGATCTTGTACCCCAAATGTCTAGCTATATGTAAAAGTTCAATCATTTGGGTGATTGGTGTACCATCTGTATAGATTAGGGTGTCATCTATATCGAACATAACCGCGTCATTTTCTCTGATAATACGACCAGATATGTACTGTACACCCCTTTCTTTAAGAGTATCCATTAATGTTATTAAAGATTTAAATTTCAAAATAACCACATGATCATAGACGTCAAGTGTGATGATGGTACTACACAGATAGCTCGCACTGTTCTCGAAACTGATGTGACCTACACTGTAAACTTTTTAGAAAGAAATAAGTATCATCTATATGATTTCATGAATATAAATGAAGTTATTAATAAAGAGGCAGTTTCTGGATTTTACGACACCGATGACCTTGAAAAAACGCACCTTTACGCAAAGAACCCTAATGGGTATGAACTTGTAGATGATAGCGAAGATGAAGATTACACATGTTCTGATAGCGAAAGTGAAAGTGGGAGTGATGTGAGTTTGGTTGACGAAGACGAAGACGAAGACGAAGACGAAGACCTAAGTTAATAAAATGTGCGAAGTATTTATCAACCATGGAGTATAAAGAACCAAAAAAGCGTGTAACTAAAAATGATAAGAAAAACAAAAAACAACCCTTCTCACAAAAACATATAAGAAACGTACTTAAACAAAAGGAGCAAGCAGTATCTAAGAGAAACGATGGCCCCTTACCACCCCCCAAATGCACACTATTCCCAAATGGACGTATCTGAGTATGATCAAGACAAGGTTTTTTCATTCATTGGTAAAACCGGTAAGAAGTTCTATTGGTTGACAAAGAAACTGGAACTTGACTATTTGTGGTACGATAAGGAGCGCAAGGTTATAGAGATTTGGGGTCCTTACCATACACACACGAACCAACAATCTGAACATGTCATTCGTTGTGAATTGGATTATTTTCTGAAACCTAAGTCAGAGGACACAACTGTGGAAAACAATGAGTTTTTACAAGCGCCCATCGAGGCGTGTTAGACCCACCCTCCCAGATGGGGTGGGGAAGTTGGAGGAGAATAGTTTTTTGGGTCAAATTCTGAAAAAAACACAAACTGATTACATCCCAGTTCCAAAAAGACCTGTCTATCACCAAGATGCATACTTGAAGACGTTGGAAAAACATTACAAAGATATGGGTCTTACTTTTGTAAAACCCAATCTACCAGTGGTTGTACCAACTATAAAACCACCTAAAAATGAAGAACCTGAACTTGATGTACCCGACCGCGTTTATTTGAAACTTCGTGTTTTGAAAAGTGGTGTTGTACGCATTAAACTAAATTGCTCAATTTGGGATCTACACAACAAATATTATAAGGATGCCAAAAGACCACCATTCAAATCAGTTTTACAGGCGTACAAATCTCATGGATTTAGTAAAGAATATCTTGAGAAACTCAAAATAAATGAAGAAAAGCATAAGCGACTTGCTATTCACATTGACAAAGTGTTTACAAAAATATTTGATAAAGAACCCGCTAAGAAACCCAAAAAGGAAAAGAAGAAACCAAAGGAGATTGAAGAAGAGACCTTTGAGATCAAAGAAGTTGATGAAGATGATGATATTGTTCCGCAATCAGATGATCCCGAGGAAGAAGAAACTTTGGATGTAGAACCAGATGAAGATGAAGAACCAGAACCAGAAGAAGAATATGTGGATGATGCTGAATAGATACCTAAGTTAACAACGTTTGTAATGAAAATGAGTCATGAGTCATGAATATATTTTTCCTATCCCTTATACCAAAAGAAATCGCTCACATGTCATGTGATCAACATGTCGTAAAAATCCAATTGGAAATATGTCAAATGCTGTATACAGCTTGGTATTTCTCCAATGAGGAAGAATTTGTACACGCTCTAGCCCCTTTTATTAAAGATGGGTCACGTCGGGGGTACAAACCAGCTCATAAGAAGCACCCCATGACTATGTGGATTGCCTCAAGTTTGAAGAATTATAGGTACGCATGTAAAATAGGTATAGCTCTAACGCTAGAGTATACACACCGATACGGTAAAATTCATACGTGTGCGAAGCATTTACTTTGGTTGTACCAAAATCATCCAACCCACTTTGAAGAACGCAAAAGTGAGACGGCGTATTACTCCAAAGAAGGTATCCCCGAATGTATGCCAGAACAGTTCAGGAGTCCTAGTATTGTGGAAGCGTACCAGATGTATTATATGGTTGACAAGATGCATTTTGCTCGATATAAAATCCCAATTGATAGTAAATGATTATAGCAACTTCTTTTTTTGATCATCCACACATCAAAGGTGTAGTTGAATTTGAAGAGAAGGGCAACAGGGTTCTCATCAAAGTGAATCTAAAGTCTTCCAAGTACAAAAATAGTACTCATGGTATCCATGTACATGAAGCAGGTGATCTCACACATAACTGTATGGGTGCCTGTTCACATTTCAACCCCTACAATAAGAAGCATGGTGGACCAAAGTCATCTGAGAGGCACGTTGGTGATATAGGAAACATCAGATTTGATTCAAAGGGTGTTGCTAAATTTAGGATGTATGATAATCACATTAAATTGAAGGGTTACAAAGCCAATATCATCGGTAGATCCCTAGTAATCCACGAAGATCCAGATGATCTAGGTATGGGTGGACACAATGATAGTTTGACGACTGGACATGCGGGTAAAAGAATCACATGTGCGGTTATCGGATATTCTAAGCGAATGTTTTGTAAATGAATATAGCTTCAGGTCTTTTTTCAGGGTCACCATACCCCAATGATTTTAGATACTGGTGTATCTCTGAGTCTTCAGAGAAATCATGTATTTCAATAAGAATTGTAGGTTTATGTTTCTTAATAGTTTCACTCGCACCCTTCAAAACCTGTAACTCGTGACCTTCTACATCAATTTTAATAAATGAAGGAACACCTGTATAGATGTCATCTAGTCTTTCACAGCTGACATCTACACCTTCACCTCGCATTTCATCTGTGTGATGAAAACTCGTTCCACCGTAATTGATGAGTACATTAGATTGACACCCATGGGATGGTATATGAATCTTCGTAACAGTTTTTTCATCTGAGAGGGCACATGGAATAACCTGAACTGGGTATCTCAGGGAGTTATTCTTGACATTTAGACTAACTATATCATGATACACGGGTTCAAAGGATAGCACGGGGCCATAATCTGAAAAGAGTAAAGTGTTGTAACCAATATTTGCCCCAATGTCAATGATCTCTGTACCAGGTTTATGCAGCATACGCACGTCGCGTCGCATCCACCGATCCCATTCATGTCCTCGCGCAATAGCGGGTCCTATGTATTCGTCGTCTGAAATCACGTGTACATCGTAAATTCCATTGTTTACACGAGCAACGTTAATTTCCATACTTCTTTTAATACGGTATAAAACTTTAAATACTGTTATAACAATGGCATGTCCACATGGAATAAATTTGATTCGCTGTAACGTGTGTAATGGTGGTCCCCTGTGTATACATGGGGACTTGAGAGAGTTGTGTGACACGTGTATGTATTTTGAGATATGTGAACATAATCGTCGAAAACTACGCTGCCACGTATGCCGAAAAAGTGGTTTAAAACAATCACCACTTTATTATAAAGTATGTTCAGTATTGGAAAAAACTTTACCGCACCCAGTGTCAAAGTTGATACCAAAGAACGAAAGGTGGAATACCATCCAAGAACATATACACAATTTATCCAAGGGATCAAGAACCATGAACTCCCTTCCGTAATCATACGACCTAATAAGAACATTGCAGTGTTTCAGGAAGAGAATGGGGATTATGGTGATGTTTCAATCCCACAGAATGAGCAGTTGTGGCAGACGCTAATGGAAAGTGAGACTGAAGTTCTCATAGATAATACCCAACCTGTATCTCTCATCGAGAATGTTGTCATGTTCTTTTTTATCGCTTATATATTCACCCTTGGTCGTACCCTATTTGCCCCAAGGGGTGAAGGTGGTATGGGAATGCCAAATCCTTTCATGAAGTCTGCTGAATTCAATATGGAAGATGAGGTTACCACACGTTTCAAGGACGTTGAGGGTATCGACTCAGCTAAGGATGAGCTCGAGGAGATTGTTGACTTTCTCAAAAACCCCGAGAAGTACTTTGGAAGTGGTGCCCGAATCCCACGTGGCGCCCTCCTNGCTGGTGCCCCAGGTACTGGTAAGACCCTTCTAGCTCGTGCTATCGCGGGTGAATCTAGTGTACCTTTCCTTCAGTGCTCCGCGGCGAGTTTCATTGAAATGTTCGTGGGTGTTGGCGCTAAGCGCGTCCGGGAACTCTTTGAGCAAGCGCGTGAAAATCAACCATGTATCATCTTCATTGACGAGATTGATGCGGTGGGAAAGAAGCGTGGTGGAACTACTACACCTGGTAATGATGAGCGTGAGCAGACTATCAACCAGCTTCTCACTGAGATGGATGGTTTTGACAATGAGACTGGTATCGTAGTGATTGCTGCGACAAACAGGATTGATATCCTAGATGATGCACTGCTCCGTCCCGGTCGTTTCGACCGTAAGATTCAGGTATCCCTTCCAAGTGTTAAGGGTCGCCTAAAGATTCTTGGTGTCCACGCTCGGGGTAAGAAGTTTGCACCTGATGTACGCCTCAAGANTATCGCTAAGCAGACGACTGGATTCTCTGGTGCTGACTTGGCAAATCTGTTGAATGAGTGTGCTATTAGGGCTGTGAAGGATGGTGACGGTACCATTACAAATGATATTGCCGAGAATGTCTATCAGCGCATTGTCGTTGGGGCTAAGGGTGATGTTAAGTATTCTTTCCGTAAGAAGGAGCTTGTGGCCTACCATGAGGCGGGGCACGCCATTGTCGGTGTTCTCGTACCAGATTATGACACGGTTCGTAAGGTTTCTATCATGCCCC